TGATAGAAACATAAACGATAATAAAAAAGGTCAGGTCATGATATTATCGCACAATCGGTCTTTGTTGACATATTTATACAATGCAATTGAATATCGGCAAATAGCGTCGGTGGGGTTTTATGTGGGGGGTATGAAAGAACGCGATTTAAAAGAGACGGAAGAGAAGAAAATCGTTCTTGCTACATATTCTATGGCGGCGGAAGCATTGGATTTTAAAACACTGTCTATTTTGATTATGGCGACGCCAAAGAAAGACATAGAGCAATCTGTTGGCAGAATATTGAGAGTCAAACACGATAATCCAATTGTCATTGACATTGTAGACCCACATCAATTATTTCAGAATCAGTGGTCAGTTAGAAAACGATTTTACAAGAAATGTAATTATGGTATTTTGACGATAGATTCGGCAAAATACAAAGGAATGGGTAGAGAATCTGGTTGGACGAATGCATTTACTCCAATGAAATGTCAAATAGAAGATGCCGAAGAACCGGACGAGTTACCAATAGAAGAGGTTGAAGAAAGGCCGAAACAATCTAGATTGGCGAAATATATTACGACAAATGAAATGCCTACAGAAAATATATGAAGATTTCAATTATGTTTAGGTTTTGTATCTATTTTTTATGCGAAAACATTTTTTGGTTTATTTTGAATTCTAGTATAAATTCCAATCCCCATACCGTTCTCCTCGGCAGCATCTAATATTCTAGTGTTCTCTATATATTTTCCAGATTCTACGGATTCTTGTGTATAGAGAACTCCACCCCAATTTGAATCCATAGGATTATCACTGAATTCTGAATAGTCAGTTTTAACTTTATCTGATTCATATTCTAAAATATTAACAGGTAAAGGGTCAAGCTCGCTATATGACATAGGTGTACGTCTAGTTGTAGGCGTAGTAGATGCAAATGTATTTGTAGGAATCAGTGTAGAAGTAGTAGATGCAAATGTATTTGTAGGAATCAATGTAGAAGTAGAAATTGATGTAGTAGGTGTAGGAGTAGAAGTTTCTGTAGGTTCTGGTTCTATATTTGGATTATAGGTAGGAACTACAATAGATTCTTCATTTGATTGAGTAGTTTCTTGGGTTGGAGCATCAGATTGCATATTATCCATATATTCCATGTAGGGTGTTTTTGTGTTTACTATATAAAAATACCATCCTGCTAAAAATGTTGTAACAAGAAATATAGAAAATATTATTTTTCTTATTTTTATATTCATCCTATAAATAAGAAAGATAAAATATTGTCTGATAAAGGGGGATATACTTTTTGTCAAATATTGGTCAATCTACATCATCGTATTCTATTTCCAGATAATACGTTTCATTGACATATTCTTCTGCTAATTGTTGTTCTGTCGTCGGTTCTGTCGTGGGTTCAGGTTCATCATCAGAATCATATTGTTCATCTTCCGAATAACTAGACTCTTCATGCATTTCTCTCTCTTCGTATCTTGGAGGCATACTTCGCGAAATAATATGTTCTCTCGCTTGACTTTGTAACATATCATAATGGTACATAGTACGAGAATCGTATTTTACATTTAAATGACTATGATTTTCCATAAATTCTTCTAATGTTATTTGTTTTATTTTTGGCATTTTTGTTTCAAAATAAAAATTCATATATTGAGGTTCTCTTTTTCTTTTATTTTGTTCTGTAAACATTTCTGGAAGATTGGCATTTGGCAAATATTTTTTCCTGCCAAATCCAGGAGATTCCTTTTGCAATTCATGTAACATCATATGCAATTTCATAAAAGAAGCCGCTCTTTTCCACCGATTTTTGGTTAATTTGCTAATATAATATAATTTCAAATATGGTTCCATTAATTCTTTCAACATCTGTTTTGGAAAATTCTTGTTTATTTTAATAATATCTATATGATGTTCTACTAACATATCATTAATACATGCCAACAGAATATCATTTGTAATATGATTTACATATTTTTCAATATAATGTTCTCTTATCTCATGCTCATTTAAATTCGTAAATTCGGATAAACAAAAATTTGACAAAAAATAAGAATGAAATAACGCCGGCATAACAAACGAACTTGCGCGAATTGCGAAATAAATATTATATAAATCGGATTTACTAAAACATTCATTTGTATAGGGATTTTTGCAAGGAAGTGGTTCTACAAATAAATTACACACATTAGTCAATTCGCGATTAAAATGACCAATGAGTTCTCTCAATGAAAAAATATATCGCATATTATTTTTCAAAATAGTGATTGTGTTTTTTTGACCATCTACTATTGGCGTCATAAATAGGTCGTCTGTATTGTATATTTTGGCCCGTTTCAATTTCCATAGTTTAGCAACTTTGACAAAAGCTCTGCGTAATTTGCTCATCTGCGAATGTATCGTAGAAATTGCATTTAAATCGTCGCCACAAATAAACGTGTTCTCTTGAATACGTTTAAATTCTACGAGTCTTTCATGTACATTTGTTTTTCTCCACATATGAATGGCATAAATATAGCCAATATAGTTATCTTCTTTTTGTGAAATTTTGGTAAAGGGTATAATATGTTCTTCTTTAAATTCTGAATCTAGCGTGCATATGTATAAAATTCGCAAGGAAGACATTTTCTTTATTTTAGTTGTATAAATTCTATATTGTTTTATCTATGTATCAAAGTCAATAAGACATTGCGGATATAATAGATTACAATATATCGTCTATATTGCCATCGGTGATACCGGTATCAGATATACTACTATGAATAGGATTCATCGTATTATTATATTGCGGATAATCTGCATCTTTTACATTATATAATATTTTTACATTGCGTTTACGATTTAAATATGCATAATATGAACGCATAATGAGAGCAATAATATCCAAAGTAATGGTTGGCGCATAATTAATGATAAGAGCATTGTTATGAATTGTAATTGCATATTGTAATGCAAAACTACAAGCGAGTAACATAACTATTTTTTCAAATACATTATAAACATTGGCATTTTTATTTTCATAATTAGCATAAAATTCAGGAAGATAACAAATAAAATAGAGAACCGATGCAGTATTCATCAAATAATCGGCCGTCATTATTGTAGTATATAGGAATTATTATAATATGTTTTATATAAATCTTTTCTTTATATAATATGAAATGTTATGTTCTACATTATTAGGAGGAAAAGATGAATCCAATCTTATGACTCAAAATTATGATATACGTGGCATACGGTTTTTACTAATATTAAACAACGACGATTTTCGCGAAAAATCATGTTGGTTTTATTTATCAAAACCCGAAACGATTCTTCAAAACGCGCATTTATTTCCAGGAAAAATAGAGGTTCTCTCTTATTCTGAATTTATTGAATCTACACATAAATATTATTTTCATAATGAATATAACTTTGAAAAAAAATATATCCCGAAACAAAATAAAATTTATGTAAAAATGCCCAAAGAGAAAAATTATGTTCTCTTGGAAGATTTTACAAAAAAATTAATACTCTCACAATTGAATGAATTGAATGTTATTTTTTTACATTTGAATGCAGAATGTGTGAAAATAAAAGCATTAGGAGAGAACCCGCTAATAGAAAAAACATTGATTGGAATACATCCAGGTTTAGATGAATACATTATGTCTATGGGTGCAGAAAATCACGAATCCGTTGAAATCCGATACCCTATGCCGAAAAAACTATTTTTATTTAATATAAAAAGATATTTTTACTATGAAAAATGGAGTTCAATTATTAAAAATAGATTGAAAGACGGAAAATATTACAATGAATATTATTTCAAATATACAAAACCCGCATTTTTAAACGAAGCTTTTTTCAAATATTTGAAAGAGTGGAATGTGGATTTCGTTATAGAAGATACCATTAGCGAATTTGAATTGCATTTTGAAATATTTTATTATACAGATGAAATGATTTATTATGTAAATGAAAAATAAATGCCTCCAGATAATATAATGAACAAAAAAAATGAATATAAATATAAAAAATAATAATTTATATTTATGGATAAAGTATATGATTATACTCTTGTGATGGCGTGGTATGATGTTCGTGAGAAAGAAAATAATCCACTAAGAACAGTAAATGACAATAAAGAATTTTGTTTATTGGACAAATATATTGAAAAATCGCGTAATTTAATGGAGAAAGAATGCCCGCTTATTATGTTTATTGAACCACGATTTGAAGAAATATTCTGGAAGATAAGACCTGCACATTTGCATCATATTACCCGCCTTATTCCGAAAGATTTTGATGATTTATATCGTTATAGCGATTTGTTTCCAAAATTTTCAGAAAACTATCTTAAAAATCCCGTGCAAAATTTGCATAAAGAAAAGTTCACACCGCTTTATAATTTTGTAGTAAATCAAAAAGTGGAGTGGGTTCGTGAAGCTATTTTATGGAATCCGTTCAATACTGAGAGGTTTGGTTGGGCAGATATTCGTTTACATGATATAGACATGGATGAATTCAATCAAATATTCGCGCATTTTCCAGAAGACCGTGTTATCATTACGCAATCGTGGTATACAAATCCGGACGAAGTTGTTGATAGATATCATTGGTATATAGGAACTCGCGGGAAAGTATGTGCAGGATTTTTTGCAGGATATATAAAACCTCTTCTCAAATTTTGCGAATTATGTAGAAAAGAATTTGAAAATTCAATCAATATTGGTTGCGCAGTTACAGATGAAATGATTTATTCTGTAGTAGTTGCAGAGAACTTGAATTTATTTGAACCACATATTGGCGATTATGGAGATGTTCTTCATAATATTATCTGCAACAGAAATAATACCTGGTTTTCTGTCAATTATTTGAATTGGGCATATAATAACGGACATCATTATTATACTCATAAAATATGCGAAAATTTGCGAAAAGGAATTTTTGAACACAATATTGGAGTTGGCCAGTCAGAAATTCATAAAATATGGTTTTATAATTATGTAGCGTGTTATTGGTTGAATAAAAGGGATACTTGCCTTGAAATCTTAGAAGAATATTATGATTTATTATTGAACAATGAGCCCCAACGAAATTATGTAGCATCTATTTGGTCATTTTTCAAAAGCATGATAGACTATATGCACAATTCGGAGTTAATGAGTAAGTACGAAAGCTTTTTTGAAAAAATTGAATAAAAAGAATAAAATAATAATATAAATATATGATTTAAAATGCCACCAAAAAAAGTACACGAAACTTGCAATATCTGCTGCGAAAAATTCAACAAATCCATACATTTGCCAATTGAATGTATGCATTGTCAATACAAATCCTGTCGTAAATGTTGCGAAACATATATTCTCGGCGAAACTTCCGTAAAATGTATGAATACCGATTGCGGCAAAGAATGGTCACGCAAATTTATTCGCGCATCATTTACAAACGCGTTTATTGTAGGTCCTCTCAAGAAATGGCGCGAAGAATTGCTCTATGAAAAAGAGCGTGCTCTTCTTCCTGCGACTCAGCCATATGTAGAAGCCATTCTACGCCGACGAGAAATTGCGAATGAAATAGATGCATTGAATAGACAAATGTCGGCTATGAGAAACCAAATCCACAATCTACAACGCGAATCATATCAACTGGAGAGAAATCCTCTAGCTATTCAGAATGGTGGCGGTGGAGGCCCAACCCCCGTTGTAGAAGAAAGGAAACAGTTTATTAAACCGTGTCCTGCCGGTGATTGCCGCGGATTTCTCAGTACTCAATGGAAATGCGGTATTTGT